GCGGCGCTGGGCGGCGGCCGGTGACCGACAGTCCGTTGACCGATTTCGCCACCGGCGGCGCGGTGCTGCTCGCCGGCGCCGGGATCGGCGTCTGGGACCCCGACGGCATCTACTCGGCCGGGCAGGTCGGGCATATGGTCGGGGTGCTGCCGGACCAGCCGGACGATGTGATCGCCGGGTTCCCGTACGCGGTCGGGCACGACCCGGCCTTAGCGGATTCCACGATCGGCTGGCGGCTGCACCTGCGCGGCGGGACCGACCCGCGGCCGGTGCTGGACCGGGCCGCGGCGATCTTCGACGTGCTGCACGGCCTCACCGACATCATGGTCGGCGGCATCTGGGTCGTGACCATGTGGCAGCAGGCCGACAACGACCTGAGGCCGGATCAGAACGAGCGTGCCCAGCACGCCAGCACTTACTACGCGCGGGTCGCCTGGCCCAGCACGCACCGTACCGACTAGACGCCAGGAGGCGCACCGATGGCACTCACCATCACCAGCTACACCCCCACCACGGGCTCCGCTGCCGGTGGCACCACGGTCACCGTCACCGGCACCGAGCTCGACACCGTCGACCTGGCCGTCCTCGGCAACGCCGTCTGCGACATCGTCTCCCAGACCACGACGCAGCTGGTTCTGAAGACGCCGGCGACCGACCCGGCCGGCGGCAGCCTCACCCTGCGGCTGATCGACAACGACACCGACACCGAGGTGCACGCCACCGCTCCGTTCGTGGCGACCGCGCTGCCGTCCGGCGGCGAGAAGCTGGTGTCCACCAACGCCCGGAAGTTCAAGCTGCAGGTCGACGACTCCGACGCGCAGGACGGCACCGGCTATATCGACGTGCGGGCGATGATGGAGTTCACCCCGGCGCTGGCTGACACGCTGACCGACGACGCGACCTATGATGACGACGGCTGGGCCTCGCAGGCCCGGACCGGGCTCGGGTTCACCCTGACCTGCAAGCTGGCCCGCAAGAAGGGCATCGGCTCCGGCGCCTACGACCCGGGGCAGCAGGTGTTCTACGACGCCTCCGACCAGTTCGGATCCGGCGCGCTCAAGCGGGTGCGCTGGTTCGACCGGACCGGCGGGCCGGAGGCGTTCGAGGGCTTCGTCTTCGTCGGCTGGACCGACGACGGCGGCAACGCGACCGCCCTGTCAACCGCCACCGTGACTCTGACCGGCAACGGGCAGCGGACCCGGATCACGAACCCGGCCGCCTGACTGCTACGGGCGGCACGCGCCTGACGGCCACTCACGGCGCGGGCCGCCCGTCTCAACCCACCCTGACCGAAAGGTGCCTGATGCTGACCGACCTCCGCGACACCCTCGACGCCCCGATCCTGAAGCTGCCGATCGGCGGCACCGTGTACGAGGTGACCGAGTGCGACGCCGCGACCTGGCTCAGGCTGCAGGAGGTCAATCAGGCCAATATCGCGCGTGTGCGGGCGCGTGAGGCCGGCGCGGCTGTCCCCGACGACGACATCATGTCTGAGATGGAGATGGTCAAGCTCAGCCTCAGCGACGCCTACCAGACGATGATCGACGGCGGGGTCCGGCCCTCGGAACTGCGGCACGCCGGGGTGACCGCGTTCTACTGGCAGCTCGGCGTCGAGGATCTCGCGGTCTCCTGGTGGGAGTCGGGGGGAAAAGCACCGGCCCCGCCGGGCCCGAGCCGTTCGACCTCGACTCGTACGCGGGCGGCGAAGTCATCGACGGCATCCCGGACTTCTACGACGCCCCGGAAGAGGTCACCGGCCAAGAAAGCCGGCTGACCTGGGCCGGTCTGCTCGAGCAGTGGGCGCTGATCGAGCCGGACCTGCATTCCGAGTACGGCATCGACGTCCACTCCGGCATCCTCACCACCCGCCCGAAGCGCTGGCTGCAGGCCCGGATCGCGGGGCTGCTGATGACCGACTCCCGGCTGGCCCGCCACATCGCCGCCCAAGCCAAGCAGCCGACCCCGGAAGGCGGGTGACCCGTGGCCTACTCGGTCGGTGAACTCGTCGGCTACCTGCGTCTCGAGGGCGGGGCGGCGTTCGACCGCGGCGTCATGGGCGCGAAGCGGTCGCTGGATCTGACCGGCGAGTCGGCGACGAAGGCCGGCGCGGCGCTCGGCAAAACCGAGCAGCGGCTGGCCGGCGCGGGGAAGGCCGCCGCGACCCTCTCCACGGAGAACACCCGGCTGCGGGCCGCGCAGCTCTCGGTGGTGGCGGCGCAGGAGCGGTACAACACCCTGGTCGCCGCCGGGACCGGCAACACCGCCCGGCTAGCCTCGGCGGAGGCGAGCCTGCTGCGGGCGCAGGACCGGCTGGCCGCGATGCGGATCCCGCCGGACCCGGGCGGGCTGGTGCGGACGCGGCAGAACGCGCTGCGCGCCCTGGAGACGCTCGGCAAGCTCGGGTTGGCGTTCGGGGTGTTCGAGCTGGCCCGTAAGGGGCTGGAGGAGTTCCAGGCCGGTAACGAGCTGACCAGGTCGCTGAACGCGGTGCAGGCCGCGGCGCAGGCCAGCGACGAGCAGATGGTGAAGGTCCGCGCCACCGCGGTGGGGCTCGGTAAGGACCTGACGGTGCCCGGCGCGACCGCTGTCGACGCCGCCGATGCGATCAATGACCTGGTGAAGTCCGGCATCTCGCTGGACCGGGCCATGGCAGCCGCCCGGCCGTCGCTGCTGCTGGCCGCTGCCGCGCACGTGAAGCTGGCCGACGCCGCCGTGATCGAGGGCCGGGTGCTGGATGACTTCCGGCTGCCGGCCGAGCAGGCCGGCCACGTCGCCAACGTCCTCGCCGCTGCCGCGAACTCGGCCGCCGGTGGCCTGGTCGAGCTCAGCGAAGGCATGAAGTACGCCGGGCCGACCGCCCGCGCGGTCGGGGTGGATGTCACCACCACGTCGGCGGCGTTGGTGCTGATGGCCAAGTCCGGGCATGAGGGCAGCATCGGCGGAACCGCGTTCGCGAACATGTTGACCCGGCTGGCACCGGTGTCGAAGGCCGCGAAGACCGCGATGGCCGAGCTCGGCGTCAACGCCTGGGACGCCCAAGGCAAGTTCCGGGGCCTGCCGGTCGTGGTGGAGCAGCTGCACCGGGCGCAGGAGCGGCTTTCGCCCAAGCAGTTCGCGCAGGACGTGCAGATCGCGTTCGGGAACCGGGCCCGGCTGGCGGTGTTCGACTTCGCCCACGGCGGCGCCGCCTCGCTGGACATGTTCACCAAGCGGCTGCAGGCCGGCGACGTGCAGAAGTACGCCAACACCATGAACCGGGGCCTGTCCGCGGCCGGCACCCAGCTGCGGAAGGAATTCACCTCCTGGGCGGTCGACCTGAACGGCAAGGTCCAGCCCGCGCTGGCCGAGGCGACGTTCTGGCTCGGCGACAACCTGCCGCACGCGATCAGCCGGACCCAGCACACCCTGGAGCCGTTGGAGCATGAGCTGGCCGGGGTGTTCATACCGGCCTGGCACCTGCTGGCCGGCACCCTCGGCGTCGCGGCGGCCGGGCTCGGCGACGTGGCGCACCTGCTGGAGGCGCACCGGGGCACGGTGCAGGTGGTCGGCACAGTCGTGCTCGGCATGTGGGCGGCGTGGAAGGGCTACACCATCGCCACCACCGCCGTCCGGGCGGTCAGCGCGGCGATAGATGTGGTGACGGTGAAGGCGTACCGGGCCGCTACCGTGGCCTCGACGCTCGGGTCCGGGATGGTCGGCAACATCAGCCCGGCGACGCTCGCGCTCGGCGGGCTCGGGGTGGCGCTCGGGGTGGCCGCCTACGCCTGGCAGAAGCACCAGGCCGCCGTGCAGGCCAACCGGCAGGCCATCGATGACTACACCTCCGCGCTGGAGCGGGATAACGGCGCGATCGCCGAGAACGTGCGGCAGCAGGCTGTGAGTGCGTTGCAGCACGCCGGTGCCTATGACGCGGCCCGCAAGTTCGGGATCAGCCTGGGCGACGTCACTGACGCCGCGCTGGGCAACAGCGCCGCCCTGGGCCGAGTGAACAGCGCCTTGGTCGAGTGGAAAAGCGCGATGGACGCCTCCGGGGCGTCGTCGGACAACGTGACCGGCGACACCGACGGATCCGCAGCCGCCTACTACAAGCTCCGCGACGCGATCGGCAGCAACAACAAGCAGCTCAACTCCGCCGTGCAAGCCGCGAAGAACGAGGCCGAGGCGCAGGGCAAGTCGGCCGCCGCGATCGGGGAGAACAAGACCGCCCTGGACGCGCTGGGGGTGAGCACCCAGTACGTGGTGGATGCCGGCGGGAACCTGGTCGAGACGCAGACCAGCGTCGGGGACAAGGTGGACGACACCACCCAGAAGCTGGAGGCGCAGAAGACGGCCGCGGACCTGCTCAAGCAATCCTGGGACGCGCTGAACGGGATCAACGAGAGCGTCGAAACCACGCAGAACGCGTTCCTCGACTCCCTGGACTCGCTGACCGCGAGCGTGAAGCAGAACGGCCGGTCGCTGGACCAGAACAGCTCAGCTGGCCGGAAGAACCGCGAGACGCTGGTCCAAATCATCGACGCCGCGAAGGCGCACGCGCAGGCCATCGCCGATCAGGTCGCGGCCACCGATGGGCAGACCGCCGGGCTGCAGGCCGGCAACGCCGAGCTCACCCGCAACGAGGCCGCTATCCGCAAGCAGGCCGCCGCGCTGCACCTGGACGCGAAAGCCACTGACGCGCTGATCAAGGCGCTGGGCTCGATCGGCGCTATCAAGCCCGTCGCCCACCCGGACGTGGACGACACGGCGGCGAAGGCCAAGGCTGCTGCGCTGAAGAGGCAGCTCGACGCGCTGAACACCCGGGCCACCGCCGCAGTGGTCGTCAACGACGGTGCGGCCACCCCGCGGCTATCGGCGATCCAGCGGCAGCTCGACGCGATCAACGGCCGGACCGCCCGGGCCAAGGTGCTGATCAGCATCGACAACCAGGACCTCGGCCGGGCGTTGGCCGACGCTGCGGCCCGGGCCGGCGGCCGGGTCACCTTCCCTGGTGGCCACGCGCCCGCGAACGCGGCAGGCTCCGGGCCGGGCGGCGTGCCGGACGGCTGGTTCACCATGAACGAGCAGGGATGGGAACTCGGCCACAAGCAGGGCAACAAGCTCGACATCTACCCGCACGACCAGTCGAAGCGGATGCTGCCCGCGGGGCCGTCGGTGCCGGCCTACGCGGGCGGGTCGAAAGCCCCGCAGCCGGTGCCGGTCACGGTCACCGCCGGCGGCGGGTCGGTGGTCGGCATCGCCTCCTACATCCGGGGCCAAATCCCGGACGTCCGCTCGGCGGTGCGGCTGCTGTCGGCGGCGGTGGACGATGCGTTCCAGCTGAAGGGGCTGCAGGCGAAGATCGCCGCGGTGAAGACCGACCTGGCCAACGTCGTGCAGGCCCGCAGCCAGTTCGCGTCCGGGGTGCTGTCCAGCCTGACCGGGCAGATCGACCTCACCAAGTTCGGCGACCCGGCCTCGATGCTGGCCGCGCTGCGGTACGGCACCGCCACCAATCAGCGGTTCGCCGGCGAGCTGACCCGGCTCGGCAAGGCCGGCGCCCCGTCGGCGCTGATCCAGGCGCTCGCCGCGGGCGGCCCGAACTCCGGCCTGGATGCCCTCGCGGGCGCGAGCAAGACGGACCTGGCGCAGGTGGTGAAGGCCTACTCGGCGTTCACCGCCTCGGCGCAGGGCGGCGGCAGCCTCGCCGGAAACGTCGCGTTCGGGTCGCAGATCGCCGCCGACCGGCAAGCGGCGGCCCGCTACGCGGCGCAGTCGGCCCGCACCGAGAAGGCGATGATCAACGCCACCCTGCAACTCGCGCGGCTGGCCGGCCGGCCCGTCGTCGTGCAGGCCGACGGCAAGACGTGGGCCACCACCAAGTACGTCGACAAGGAGCTGCAGGGCGTGATCGATGAGCTGCGGCACGTCCTCGTGACCGGACGGGCCGGCTGATGGGCGGCCTGTATCCCGGCTTCTACCCGGGGCCGGACGCCTACCCCGGCACCCCGACCGGGCCGCGGCTGACCGCCATCCCCGAGCCAGCCAACAGCCCGCCGCGGGTGCGGTTGGAGCTGTACCAGGCCTCGGCCGTGTCCGGCACGGTCTACCGGTACGGCCCGGACAACCACCCGGTGCCGGTCCGCACCGCCGAGCCGGCGGTCCCGGTCGGCGGGTCGTGGGTCGGCTGGGACTATGAGGCGCAGTTCAACGTGCCGAACCGGTGGATCTGGACACCCGACACCGGCACGCAACTATTGACATCGGACTCGGTGACCCTGGCGGCGGATGGGCCGTGGCTGGTCCACCCGGGGGTGCCGTCGCTGTCCTGCCGGGTGACGGTGAAGCTGATCGATACCGAGCAGTTCCGGTCCTCCGGCACCGTGCATGACGTGCTGAGCTCTGAGTACGGGATCCCGGTCACCGACGGGCGGCGGAAGGCGGCGTCGTTCCAGATGCTGCTCCGCACCACCACGAGCACCGAACGCACCGCGCTCGAGCAGCTCTTCCAGGACGAGGCGCCGCTGCTGCTGCAGGTGATCTACCCGTTCACCGGCGAGTACGTCTACCGGTGGGTGTGGGTGGGCGACATCGACCGTGCCCGCCGATCAGCCACCCGGTTCGGCGACGCCGGCCGGATCTGGACGCTGCCGTGTGTCGAGGTGGGCCGCCCGGCCGGCGGGGTGCAGCCGCAGCGTACGTTCGCCGACTCCTTGGCGCAGGACCCGACCTTCGCCGACTCGAAGGCGAAGTACCGGACCTTCCGGGGCCGGCTGACCGGGATTCCGGGCACCTGACATGTGGCCCGTGACACCGCTGTACCTGAAGGCCATCGGCACCTGGCGTGCGGTCTGGTACACCGCGACCCTTCACAACCCGGGCGCGGTCGATGACGTCGCCCTCGACATTGAGGACGGCACGGTCACCGTGGACGGTTCGGCGTCCTGCCGCCGCATCCTGGCCCTGACCGTGCCGCCGGGTACGGTGACCGCCGATCAGCTCGGCGCGCCGGGCGCGGAGATCAGCGTCACCCAAACCGTCCGCTACATCGACCGGTCTATCGAGACGGTGCCGGTGGGCGTGTTCGGGGTGGACACCGACGCCCTCACCAAGGGCCGGGACGGGCAGCTGTCGTTGACCGGGCGGGACCGGTGGGCGCAGGTGCAGGCCAACAAGCTCGGCAACCCCTACACCGGCGAGCCGGTGGTGATCCCGACCAACCCGACGTGGGCCGAGATCAAACGCCTGACCGAAGGTGGCTGGCCGAACCCGGCCTACCCGTTCCCCGGCTGGGCCTCGGTAGACATGAGCGCCACCACCCCGGTCGGGCTGGTGTACTGGGACGACAACGACCGGGAAGCCGCGGTCGGGAAACTATGCACTTCCGGCACGGTGCAGGTGTTCTTCCGGCCGGACGGGCTCGGAATGCTCCGCCGAGTCCCGGTCGCCTACCCCGACTCGGTCCCGGACTGGGCGGTGGCCGGCGGCCTCGGCGGTGCGCTGCTGGACAGCGAACGCGCCCGGGACCGCACCGGCCTGTTCAACGCCGTCATCGTGAACTCCTCGGCGGTCGGGCTGTACGTGCCTCAGGTCGTGACCGCCAATACCGACCCGGCCGACCCCTACTCGATCTACGGGTGGTACGGGTTCCGCCCGAAAACGGTGACCAGCCCCAGCTTCTACACGCCGACGCAGACCAACACCGCGGCCATGGTCGGCCTGTCCCGGCTGCTCGGCCGCGCCTCCACGCTGACCATGGACACCGGGGTCAACGCGGCGTTGGAAGCCGACGACGTGCTGGCCCTCACCGACCCGGACACCGGCGCGGACGAGCTGCGGGTGGTGGAGTCGTTCACCGTGCCGCTCACCCCGAAAGGCACCCAGCAGATCCACTGCCGGGCGGTCCTGCCGACCGGATACGAGGACCTGATGCGCGAGCTGGGACTCTGATGGCCGACCACCAGCGGATCCGGCGGCTGGCCGACGCGATACCGCAGCCAGTCCGCGACCTCGGCTACGCCACCGGCCAAGTGGCATTCTCCACCGACCCCTACCCGCTCGGGGTGACCGTGCTCGGCCGGTACGTGCAGATGCCGTTCTACGGGCCGCGGCCGGCGGTCGGTGACCCCGTCGGGGTGCTGTTCGTCGCTGGCGCCCCGATCTGCCTCGGCGTGCCGACCGGCCTGCCCGACTACCCGACCGAGTAGGAGCCGCGATGATCACCAGCAGCGACTGGGGCCTGCCGATCGCCGAACTCGGCGACGCCGACGACGTGCCCGCCGTCAGCAGCGCCCTGGTCAGCGCCATCGAGGCAGCGCTGACGAGCATCACCGGCCCGTCGAGGCGGACCCCGCTGGTCGGCGACCCGTTCAGCTATTCCAAGCGCGTCACCGAAGTGTCCGTCACCAACGGCGACGTGTCACTGATCCCGCTGGCCGTGCCCAGCTCCGACCCCGGCTACTACACCACCGGCGGCGTGGTGGTCAAAGCCGGTATCTGGGCGTTGACGCTGCAGATCGCGCGCGGCAGCGCCGCCGACGTCGCGATCGGCGGCTGCATCCAGACCCCGGCCCGCAACGGCTGGGACGGCCGCATCTATACCGGCCGGTACGTCGACTGGAACGGCGTCACCCGCGCCTCCTGCCATTGGACCGGCTACCTGGCCGCCGGCGAGACGTTCGGGTTCTACCGGGCCAACCACTCCGGCGCCGCGCAGCTGATGAACACCGACTACACCGTCAGCTTCGTCGACGCGGCGTGACGATCAGGAGGCGGAGCGTGTAGCCCCAGACAGGAAGGTCGAGAGTCCGCCTCGGCATTTCCCCGACCAACGGCAAGGGCCGAGGAAGGCTGAAAAGTGAGCATACCGACCGGCAACGCTGCCGCGACCGCCGCACTACGCGCAGTGGCGGCAGGGCTATCGCTGATGGCCGGGGTACTGATCGGATGGGGGCCAGCGGACTGGCGGCGGCAGCCGTCGCTGAACTACGTGCGGCAAAACCCGATGCCCTGGTGGCTGTGGGGCGTGCTGTTCATTCTCGCGGCGCTGCTGATCCTGCCGCCGCTGCGGACCCCGGCCTGGCACTGGCCAAGGATGGCCGGGTGGGGCCTCGGGTTCGCCCTGTACCTGTATTTCGCCTACTCGACCGACTACGCCTGGATCCGGCTGCAGGCCCCGATCAACCCGGTGCTGATCGCGGCCGTCAACGGCTGGGCAGCGGTGTGGTGTGTCGCCTCCGCCGTCGCGGCCCGGGCGGCGGCCCACTCCCGGGACCAGGCGTGGACATGACCAGCCTCGCCACTTTCGGCACGTTCGTGCTCGCAGCGCTCGGGTCGGTGTTCGGGCTGTACCGGTTCTACCTGTCCCAGCGGGGCCGGCGGGATCAAGAGATCGAAGCGCGCGCCCGGGAAAGGTTCACCCTGGAAGAGCTGCAGCGGCAGGTCGAAGAGATGCGACGCGCCAAGGATGGCGACGCGCCGTGATACGCCGCTCGGACGCGCCGAAGGCCACCGCTGTCGATAGGCGATGGGCGCACGTAACCTCGGTGCTGCTCGCGGGGTTCCTGCTGGTCGTGCTCGCGGTGCTGCTGATCTGGTTCCACTCCCGCAGCCAGGATGGCGAGATCAGCGGCCTGCGCAGCGACAACGCCAGCCAGTCGACGCAGGTGCAGCACCTCAACGATCTCGCCTCCGCGTACGCTACAGCGGCGCAGGACGGCAAGACGCTGGCCGGCCGGATCAGCGCGGCCTGCCGGAGCGGCGCGCTGTCCGGCCCGGTGTGCGAGTCGGCATCCTCGGTGGCCGCGCAGCCGGTGCCCAGCGCGACCCCGGTGCTGAGCGAGCCGCCGCGCGTGGTAGTCGTCTCGCCGAACGCCTCGGACTGGCAGCAGGCCGTCAACACCTGGTGCACACAGCATCGGTGCAGCCAGCCGCCGAGCGTGCAGGAGGTGCAAGCCGCGATGGATGCCTGGTGCGCTGGGCACAACGAATGCCAAGGGCCACCGGGCAAGGACGGCGCGAGAGGCCCAGGCGGTGCCGACGGTACGAACGGCGTCTCCGTCACCGGCGCCAGCCAGGACACCAACCATCATCTGATCCTGACCTTCTCCGACGGCACCACAGTCGACGCCGGGCCGCTACCGCAGGGGCCGAGGGGCGACACCGGCCCGCAAGGCGTGCCCGGCCCGGACTACTGCACTGCCAACGGTGGCACGCCCACCCGTGTCGACGAGCCGGGCGGCGGCGCGATCATCATCTGCACCGTGCCACCCAGCCCGGCCCCAACCCCCTGAAAGGCAAACCGCATGGCGCTCGCTATGGAGATGTGGCAGTACACCGGCCCCACGACCGGCAACACCCTGCAGGGCACCATCGTGGTGCTCGGCGCAGGCACCTACCGGGCGATGGGATCCACCGACGAGGTGAACACCTGGCTCGGCATCCTCGGGATCACGACGGCCGGTATCCGTCCGTGCGGCGATATCAACCATTGGAACAGCCTGCACAACGTGAGCCTGTCCGGGTTCATCGCCGCCGGCCAGATCGCGGCCCGCTGACATGGTCTGGACCGGCGGCGACGGCGATCGGCTCGCACCGGCGCTGTTGACACTGCTGCACCAGCTCCAGGCGGCCTACCCAGGACAGGGCTGGGTCAACTCGCCGCAGACCGGTACGATCGGCGACCGGGCGCACCGGCGGGAGCCGTCCAGCGATCACAATCCTTGGCTCGACAGTACTGTTCGAGCGCTGGACGTGGCGGTGAATGTCTCTGGCGTTCCCGGCATTGTTACGGTGACGGACGGGCCACCAGGCGCCGAGCTGGCGGCGATGGTCAATCGCATGTTCGCGCTGAAGGACCCGCGGGTGTGGCCGGACGGCTACGCCATATTCAGGGCCCGCATCACCGACCCGGCCAATCCGGGCGGCACGAAGCCGTACGCCGGCGACGACCCGCACCTCTACCACGTGCACATCAGCGTCAGCCGCAACCCGGCAGGGTTCAACTCGACCGAGCCGTGGCCACTGTCCGGCGAATCGTCCAGTTCCAGCGGCGGGGTGAAGATACCGCCGCCCGTGGTCTCGGGAGGTCGCATGTTCCGCATCATCCACAACGTCCAGACCAACGCCTACCGGCTCGTCATGCCGGGGGTCTGGTCGGCACTGGAGGGCTCGACGCCCAAGGAGACTGAGGCGATCGTCGAGTATTTCCGCAAGGACCCGCTGTGCGCCGGTAACAAGGTGGAGGACGTGTCCAACGCCGGCATGCAGCTGATCTACAACGCCTACATGAAGGGCAAGGCGACGCTCTGATGTTGTCGAACTATGTAACGGCGCTCATCCGCACCCTGGCCGCGCTGCTGGCCGGCTGGCTGCTGTCCCTGCCGCTGGCTCATCCGGTGCTCGTGCTGCTGGGCTACACCGATGCCTCGGCGGCGACCAAGGAGAAGCTGGTGGCGGCTCTGACGGTGGTGCTGACCGCGCTGTACTTCGCCGTCGGGCATGCTCTGGAGAAGCGCTGGCCGGCCGCGTCGTTGCTGTTCGGGGCAACCCGGCAGCCGGTGGTCTACGCGCCGACCCCGGACGGCACCCCGGTCATCACCAGCCTCGGGTTCACTCCCGCCCCGGGGGTGTTGCCGTCGGACCTCGACCCGAACACCGCCGCCCAGCCGGGCGCGGTCCAGTGGAAGGCGCAGCATGCGGCACCCTCGGCGGACGGTGGCTGAGCGGTGGCCACCGTCATCACCGCCGCCCCGAAACTGGACAAAGCGAAATACAGCACCGGCGACACGATCACGGTCACCATCCCCGGCGCGACCGCGACCTCCAGCGTGGACGGCACGCAGCACCTCGCGCTGACCCTGACCGCGGCCGACGGCGCGAGCCAGGTGTTCAACGCCGACGTGCCTGTCACCACGGTCCGGAAGCTGGCCGTGAAGATCACCGCCGTGTCGTTGGACGGCAAGACCGGCACGGTCGCGGCCGACGGCCAGTCGGCGACCGTCACCGCCGCCTGACCATGGCCACGCTAACGGTCACTGTCACCGCCGCTGACGGCACCAGCGCCACCTACCAGCTGCCGGTGACCATCGACCGGCCGCTGTTCCCGGGCCCGACCACGTTCCCCGGCCCGACCACGTTCCCCGGCAAGTAGGAAGGCACCGCCATGGCGCTCGGCTACACTCGCACCCAGGCCAGTTGGGCCGACGGGGCCGGCGGCAACACCCCGGTCGACGCGGTGGACCTGGAGAACTACGACCGGCAGCACCTGATCGACAACAACACCCGGATCAGCTTGTTCTGGAACGGCTCGACCTACGCCCTGCCGAAGTACACCCCGACCGGCGCGGCCCCGCTGGCCGACACGTCCAGGCCGCGGGAGTTCGTCGGCCCGGTGGACCCGTCCACCATCACCGGCGTGGTGCTCGCCCCATACGACACCTGGGTACCGGTGTCCTGACGTGGCCGCGCAGGCCCGGATCGGCCGGATCACGGCCGCGGTCACCCCGCAGACCGCCGCGCAGGCCCGGATCGGCCGGATCACCGCGACCGTCACCCCCGCCTCGGCCGGGTCGGCCAAGGCCCGCATCGGCCGGATCACCGCCAGCGTCACGCCGGCCGCGACGACACCGCCGGGCAGCCTGTACTGGCTCGGCGGGAAGTTCGTCCGGCCCGGCAACCGGAAGGTGTGGACCGGCCCGGCAACGGTCGGCACGGCCAGCCCCCGCACGGTCTGGAACGGCAGCGCCTGGGTGCAGCCCACCCCGCCCGGCCCGACCCCGCAGCCGGTCCCGGACCTGCCCGGCTACACCCTGCTGCTGGCCGATGAGTTCGCCACCCTCGACCCGGCCCGCTGGCACGCCTATGACAACTCCACCTTTGGCGCGCCGGACCGGATCCAGCGCTACATGGCCCGCAACGCCGTCGTCTCGGCCGCGTCCGACGGCGACGGGCTGTCTCTGAAGCTGATCAGCAAACGCGAGACCGTGGGCGGCAACGCCTTCACCGCTGGCATGCTCGACAGCAAGACGGCCGGCTGGTACGCGCCGCGCTACCACTGCAAGGAGATCGAAGCCCGGATCGCGCACGGCCAGGGCATCTGGCAGGCCTGGTGGGGTACGGCTTTCACCGGCGGCGCGGGCATGGTCGAGCTGGACGACATGGAGATCTTCCACGCCCAAGTGCCGGGCCGGGCCTTGATCACCCTGCACCGCGCCACCGGCCGCGACTCGAGCGGGAACCTGCTCACCCAGTACAACGTGGCCAAGTCGAAATCGGCCGACGGCTACGGCGGAATCTTCTTCGAGCACCCGACCGCGAGCCCGGGCGGGCGGCACAAGTTCCGCACCAAGGTCTACCCGGTCACCGACGCCACCGGCGCCACCCCGGGCGACCCGGACCAGCCCTCGGCGAACGTGCGCATCCAGGCCTACATCGACGGGGTGAAGGTGTTCGACTACGTCGACACCCAGGCGCTGTTCTGGACCAGCAACGGCGGTGACCCGGCCGACCCGGTGAACCGGTTCTGGAACATCTACCTGCAGGGCTCCCAGATCGACGGCAAGTACGTTGGCCATCCGGACGACCCGCTCGGCTACTCGCATCTGCTGAACGCGTGCATCTCCGGCGGCGGCACCGCGCCGAACTCGTGCAACACCAGCTTCGCCGGCCAGCCGATCCTGCACCCGGTGTTCCCCAACACCTTCGAGATCTACTCACACACAGTCTGGAAGTACACAGGATGAGCGGATTCTCAGCGCCCCGCAACATCGCGGCGATCAACAACTTCGGCGCCGACGTGGCCTCGGCGGCGCTGCCGGCCACCCTCGCCAACTCGCTGATCGTCGCCGCGTTCTCCGCGCAACTCGCCTCCGGCGTGATCCCGTCGGTGACCGACTCGGCGGGCAACTCCTACGCCATGGCCCCGCTCACCCAGCCGGGCGTATCGCAGCGGCACGGCGAGATCTGGTGGGCGCAGCCCGGTCCGGCCGGGATCACCGGCGTCACCGTGCACAACGGCTCCACGTCGATCAACGTCGCCGGGGTGGTCGCCGAGTTCACCGCCGACAAGCCGGTCACGCTGCGTGACACCGGGTCCCGAGCCAACTCCGGCTCGACCACCCCGCCTGCAGCAACCGCCGTCGCGGCGATCGACGATCTCGTGTTCGGCATCATCGCCTACCAGGCCACCGTCGCCTCCACGCAGCAGGAGCACCTGGTCGGCAGCGTCTTCACCACCGTGAACCGGGTCACCCGCGGCACCACCTCGATGTTCGCCTCGGCCTACGCGATCGCCGACGCTGCTGGCGCGACCGGGCCGTCCTGGACGATGGACGCCACGATCGCCACCGGCGAGGTCACCTGCGCCTTTGCGATCGGCCCGGTGTTCACCGCCTCGCCGACCGGGCAGACGGTGGCCTTCGACGCGTCCGGGTCGAACCTGGCCGGCGGTGACACCGTCGTCTCCTACGCTTGGGACTTCGGCGACGGGCAGACCGGCACCGGCGTCAGCCCTTCTCACACCTACGGCTCGGCCGGGTCGAAGACGGTCACCCTGACCGCCACCTACGACTCCGGCGACACCGGCACCACCAGCCAGACGGTCACCGTCGCCGCCCCAGCCGCCACCGCCGTCCCGGTCGCCGTCGTCTCCGCCCCCGGCTACGCCGTCACCGGGGCCGGCGGCAACGCCCTCACCGCGGTCAGCGACACCGACCCGGCCACGTACCTCGTCGGGACCGGCTCGGCCCGGTTCCGGATGGGTGCGCTGGTCACCCCTGCGGCCGGCACCGACATGACCGTGCAGGTGGAGACCAGCGTCACCGGCGGCACCGGCACCGAGCAACTGAAGGTCTGGGAAGGCACCAATGTGCGGGCGGTGCTCGCCGCGCAAACCCTGGCCGTGGAAACCGCCGGCTCGAGCATGGTCGCCAAGCTCACCTTCACCGTCCCCGCCGCGTCGCTGGCCAACGTCACCAGCTTCAACGCCCTCGAATTCGAGCTCATCCCGGCCGTCGCGTGACCGCGCCGGTCCTACGCATCGGCGGCAACGGCACCGCGCCCGGTCGGTCGCTCTGGCTCTGGTGCCCCGGCTGCGACGACGCCCACCGGATCGTCATCGACGCGCCGAACGGCTGGACATGGGACGGCAACGAAGCCGCGCCGACCATTCCACAGTCGATCGACACCTGGTACGGCGACCAGCCCGGGGCGAAGCACTGCCACTGCTACGTGCGCGGCGGGCAATGGCAGTTCTTGGCCGATTGCACGCATGCGCTCGTCGGGCAGACGGTGCCGATGGTGCCGCTGCCGGACTGGCTGACCGATGCATATGTCGGTAGCGCACCCTCAACCCCGGAGGACCAATGACCGTCCGTACCGTGCAGAACCGGCTCACCCTCCCCGGCGGCGGGCCGCGGATCGAGCAGCCCATCACGATCAAGCTGGTGCCGGCCGCCGGGTTCACCGACAGCGGGCAGGACGAGATACTCGGCATCTCCCGCACCGCCACCGACGAGACGGGGCTATGGTCGATCGGGTTGCAACCCAACGCCGAGATCGACCCGGCGAACTCGCATTACGAGGTGACCGAGGACGCCGGCACGGTGTGGACCTTCCTGGTGCCGGCCGGCGACGGCCCGGTGTGGCTGCGGGACTGCCTGCTCTCCGACCCGCAGGCCGGGCCGGTGCCGGTGCTCGGCGCCAATGGCCGCGGTGGAGGTACCGCGCCGGTCACCTCGGTAAACAGCCAAACCGGCGACGTGCAGCTCACCGCTGCCGACGTCGACGCCGACGCCAGCGGCACCGCCGACCAGGCCGTCACCGCGCACACCGGCGCGACCGACCCGCACGGCGACCGGGCCTACGCGGCCGCGCAGATCAGCGCCGCGATCAACGGCCTGATCAACTCCGCGCCGAGCCTTCTGGACACCCTCGGCGAGATCGCCGCGCAACTGGCCAACGACGAGTCCGTGGTGGCCGCGCTCACCACCGCCCTCGCCGCCCGGCTCATCGCGGCCAACAACCTGTCCGACCTCACCGACCCGGCAGCCGCCCGGACCAGCCTCGGCCTCGGCAGCGCCGCGCTGCAACCCGCCGAGGCGTTCGCACCAGCCGACGGCGGATCGGGCGGCACGCCGACCATCCTCGAGGCGCAGGCGACCGAGGAGAGCGGCGACCTGCTGCAACTACGTGACGTTGATGGGAACGCCGTAGCTTTCTTCCGCAGGGCATCCGGCTACGGCTACTACCTGCAACTGAGCGCCGGGTCCGGGCAGGCCAGCCTCTCCGGCGTCGACGGCGACGCGCAGCTGTACCTATCGGGCAGCGACGGAGCTATCCGCGCCGAGGACGACGCCACCGCCGGCCCCATCCTCGAACTCCGCGGCATGACCGGGCAGACCCAGCCGGTGTTCCGGGTGCAGGAGCCGGGCACCCGACGGACGCTGCTTACCATCGACGCACAGGGCCAGCTGGCCCTGTGCGCGCCGGGCGGCGGCATGTTCGGGCTGGCCGTCGCTGACGATGGCACCCTGTCCACCGTCGCCCTGACCTGACCTGCCCCCCCAGCAGCCGCCCCGCACGGTCCACCTCACCCGGACCGTGCGGGGCGGCTTTCGGCATTTCCGAGGCCATGCTCGCCGGGGATATGGCACAACTACACAACACCGTCGACATTCCGTTGGCGAGATTGCACAACAACCGGCCGGTGTTGTCCGATAGCTAGACCTGTAACCCCCGAGTGAGGTACCGTCCCAGCAGGTCGAGAGACCGAACTGACTTCCTGGCAGAGGTGGAAAGTCAACTGCATATAGCCAAGAGGGTTTGCGAGCCGATATGATCAGCTTGCTCCAACCACTCCGGCGCTATGCGCGGTTGTCGAGCCACCTCTGCCAGGGGGTGTTCGGTTCCGAGGCCCGGTGCCCACCTCAGTGGGGCACCGGGCCTCGACATTCCCGGCCTGCGGGTTACAGCAGAGCCCCCGCGTGTCCCGGCCGGGACCGGACCAGCCTGCGGCGGAACACCAGGCGCACGCCCGCCTGCCCTACCAGTTCGTACAGCTGGCGGGTGACACGCATGGTCAGCAGCGCCCAGCCGAGGGTGTCACTCGGCATACCCTCACACGGTTTTGGGTGCTGTGGGTCCTTGGGGAGGGGTCGGACAGCTATGTCTTTGATCGGGTGTGGTGATCCAAGCACTGATTACGTCGCTTGGATTCGGCATGAATTCCGGCAGCTCGCTGACCGTGCGGCTGAGGCGGTGGAGCAGAATCTGCGGCAGCTGCTCGCGGCGGCGGGGTTTGACCCGGATGACCGCAGCGACGGCTGGGAGGACCGGGCTAGGGTGGCGTTCGCCGGGACCGAGGTGGACACGACGTTCGATTCGACCGTGGCCGGCCAGCTGACCGTGGTCACGACCGTCCGGCATCGGCGATGAGCGAGGAGTCGGAGCCGTCCGCCCGGGTGATCGAGTTCCCGGCCGCTGAGCCGCCTCCGCATGTCCAGTGCCCGCAGTGCGGTGCGGAGTGGCTTGAGAGGACCGTTGTCATCGATGCGGCAACCGGCCCCGTGACGATAGGCCTCTGCACCGAGTGCGAGACGGTGGTTGAGCTGCCGTGAGCGGCCGGTGGGCTACGATTCGGCTGGTGGCTCCGGGGGTTCTGCCGGCTCGGGTTACTGAGCCTGCCGCTATGTGAGCGGCTGCGGCGGCCCGGACCCGCTAGGTCTGTGCGGTTTGGCTGAACAGGTGGCCGGTGTTGCCCGTGCCGACCATCGAGAGGCGCCAGTCCGTTGCAACTCCGCACAGGCCACGGGCACGAACTATTGACTTACCCGCTGGGTTGGGGCATGATTGGCGGCAGCACCGAATCCCTGGCGGAAGGAAAAACCTCATGTTGCTGATCGTGCTCGGCCTGGTGTGGCTGGGCTTGTTCGTCGCGGCGGTGTTCTGCTGCGGAGCGCCGAGGGTGGAGCAGGCGCAGCGGATGGCCGGCGTCAAGCCCGGCCGCAGGACGACGGGTAAGGCCTGATGGCCCGGACCAGCGCCCAGGCGCATGCTGCTGCTGTGTCGGCCAACGTGGACTGCCGCTATTGCGATTGGACCGGTGACGTCGAGGTCCACGACGACGAGTTCGCCTGCCCCCGATGCGGCGTGATCAACGACCTCGACCCGTACTTCCTGGACCGGTCATGAGCAGCCCACGCAGAGCGCACACCCGCTACGGCGAACGGCAGGCCCGGATCAGCACCGGCGCTGTCAAACCGCTTCACGAGCTCGGCTACGGCTTCGACACCAAAGGCCTCGGCCAGCCCGACCCGGCGTGCGACTGCCCAGCCTGCCGGGCCTACTTCGGTGTTGGCCGGCCATGAGCTGCACCGTCCACCTGAGCCAAGGCCGGCGGCAGTGCGGTGCCTGCCTGGCCGAGCAGTATGTGGAGGACCGGATCCGGTCCGAGGGCTGCGACCCGGTGCTGTATGACCCGGTTGAGGTGATCGTGTCTCGGCTCGCCGCCGCAGGAGTGGGCGCCGAGGACGTGCGGGCTGCGGTGTACCTGGGTCAGCCGGTCAGCTCGGCGGTGTTTTGGCGTGCGGTGTACGGCCCGGCCTACCCGGCGGCGGTGGGCTGATGGTGGCGCTGCTGCAGTGGTGGCTAGCCCGGCGCTCCGCGCGGATCGCGGCCGAGGATGCCGAGACGGACGAGTTCATAGCCTGGATCAGGAGCGAGTGATGGGCAACGCAAGCAGCAAACCAGGTAGCTTCCTGGAGTCGATCCAGAAGCCTGCGCACGCTGGCCGTCCTGGTGGGCACGTCCAGCCCGGCTACGAGCTGGGCCGCGATGACACCGGCTTGACGGCGCGGGAGCGGCAGGTGCTGGACCTGCTGTACCGGAAGCGGACCCCGCTGGAAATCCAGTCCGACCTGACCCTGACCAAGCAGCGGGTCTACGCGATCATCGCCTCGATCAAACGGAAGGGCCGGCAACTACCCGGCCGCCCGTAGCAATCCCCCGTACCGAAACCCTGGCAGTGAGAGGACGATTCTGGCATGACCGAAACACCCGAACAGCCGCCGGCCGAGGCCGAGCATGGCGAGCAGATTCTGACGGCGTGGAAGTTCCGCGGCAAGCCCCCGACCGTGGAGCAGGTGAAGGCGCTGCTGGCCACCCTGCCCCGGGCGTGGGGGGTGGACACCGGCGATTTCTTCGACTACGTGCAGGCGTTGCCGTCCACCGAGAAGATCAAGGTTGCGCATCCCAGCAAGCCTGGGGTGATGGTGGACGAGCGGATCGACGTGTGGACCCTGTACATGTCCGTCGCCGGCCGGCAGGCGATGCTCGTCGCGGCGCAGGAGATCAACGGCTGGCGGGTGGACTACGTGCCGGAGCCGACCGTGGCCCCGCCGGGGTACCTGGAGTTCGGCGCTCGCCTGGTCTACCGGGTGTCGGTGGAGATCTACGAGCGGATGTCGCAGATCACCGAGACGGACAGTCTCAATCAGGATTCCGATGGGGTGATCACCTTCGCGGCTGAGCGGCTGCTCGGGCAGCGGACCGGCACCGCATGGGTCCCCGGGTTCGGGCAGGGTGGGCAGAACGCGGCCGGCACGAACCCACCGGAGAAGGTGGAGACCAGCGCGCTGGGCCGGGCGCTCGGGGCGTGGGGGTTCGGGGTGCTGCCCGGCTCCGGCATCGCCTCGCTGGAGGAGATGCAGCAGATCAGCCAGAACCGGGAGTTCCTGGAGGCGGTGAAGTCCGGCCAGCCGGCGCAGCCCCGCAAGTCGCGCGAGGAGACGCTGGAGGAGGTCAGGGCGCTGCTGGAGCAGGTGCGGCTGGCCTACGGCAGGAGCGAGGAGGAGAACGATCGCAAGGTCGGCGGCTACATCGTGCGGATCGGCGCCGGGCGGGCATTCGATGAGGAGACCGCGATCATCGACTGGGACGCACTCAAGCCCGGCCATCTCGACCTGATCCTGGGAGCGGCGAAGAAGGACCTGCTTCGGGCGCAGGCAGTCGACAACCCGCTGGGAGGCTGACCACATGCGCAGGAGCCTGACCGTGATTCTGTTCGTCGCCGCGATCCTGGCCGGCGAACTGGCCGGGTGCCGCTGATGGGCAAGCCACCCAACGGCCGCAAACAAAGCGAGCTGATCGCCCGGCTGTTCACCGCCGCCGCGCGGCCACCCGATCGCGTGGTGTGCTCCAGCTGCCTACACGGCCCCGGCGCTGAAGACGTGCAGCACAACTACGAGATGGAAGGCACCGTCTGCCTGTGGCTGTGCGGGCATGAGGTAGCGCCGGGCGATCCGCGGTGCTACTGCTGCCAGCCGATGACCGAAGCCGAGCGACAGGAACCGCCGTTCTGATGGGCGCGACAACCGACCATGAGCCACTGACGTGGCTGGCCAAGTTCGACGGGAAGTGCCCGAACTGCGACGGCCGGATCCGGGCAGGCCGGGATGAGGTGCAGTGGGCGCCGGACGGCATGAGGGTGATGCACGCCGACGGGCATTGCCGGGTGGCCGAATCGAAGCCGTGCGGCAACTGCCACATGGTGCACCGCGGTGAGTGCCTGTGACCGGCCCGGCCCACCAGGTCGACGGGGTGACCGTCTGGCACGGCGACAACCTGCATCTGCTGCGCGCCGGCCGCGACCTGGGCTACGACTACGAGCTGGGCTACGAGGAGCACCGGCTGTTTCCGGACTGCTCGATCGACGCCGTGGTCACCGACCCTCCGTACGGGCTGGAGTTCATGGGCAAACAGTGGGACCGTTTCGGCCCTGAACGTGACGCTCGCACAGCTGGACGCGCTGGCGCAGGGGCGCAGACGAATGGAGCCGGCTTCGGCGACGGCTCTTTCAAGGGCTTTAAAGTTCCCGCGTTTGGCAGCTCGAAGCCGATGACCTTGCAGTGCGACGCTTGTGGGGTCCGCAGCCCGATAGACAAAAAGCACGCCACGCCAACCTGCGTCGGGACGTGGGTGAAGACCCCGATGTATGAGGGCGCGCCCCGACAGATGCTGGCATTTCAGGCGTGGTGCGAGCAGTGGGCCACTGAGTGCCTGCGAGTCCTCAAGCCCGGCGGTCATATGCTGGCGTTCGGCGGCTCCCGGACTTGGCACAGGCTGGCCGTAGCGGTGGAGGATGCGGGCTTCGAACTGCGGGAGTCGATCGCGTGGCTGTACGGCTCAGGGTTCCCGAAGTCGCTCGACGTGTCCAAGGCCATCGACAAGGCGGCCGGAGCTGAGCGGGTGGTGGTCGGTGCGGGACAACCGTTCGGGGCAGGGTCGATGCGGAATCGGAGCCGGGTCGAACAGGGGTACCGCCCTACCGAGCTCAATCCGGATGGCGGCACGGCCATGATCACCGCGCCAGCTACGGACGCCGGCCGAACGTGGCAGGGCTGGGGGACCGCGCTCAAGCCCGCGTTCGAGCCGATCGTGGTGGCCCGCAAGCCCCTTACCGGGACGGTGGCGGCGAACGTGCTGCAGCACGGCACGGGGGCGCTCAACATCGACGGCTGCCGGGTGGCGGCTAACGGTGAGCCGGTCCAAGCATCCGCGAGCGGGGGGAATCCATTCGGACCGGGTAACTACCAGTTAGGAACTGGTCGGCAGGTAAGCCAGTCTGGTGGCCGTTGGCCGACGAACGTGGTGCTAAACGAGGCCACAGCCGAGGTACTCGACCGGCAGACCGGCATGAGTCGGCCGCGGATCGGCGCGTTACGCAGTGCCGCATCTGGTGTTGGCTGCGGGATGACCGCGACCGATGCGGAGTACGACGACGAAGGCGGCGCGTCTCGGTTCTTTCCAACGTTCCGGTACGAGGCGAAGGCACCGGGCAGCGAGCGGCCCAAGGGCGATGACGGGACTGCGCATCCGACGGTCAAGCCGCTTGACCTGATCCGTTGGCTGGTCCGGCTCGTCACCCCGCCCGGAGGACTGGTGCTCGACCCGTTCGCCGGCTCCGGCACCACCGGCGAGGCCTGCCTGCTCGAGGGCATGCGCTGTGTCCTGATCGAACGCGAGGCCGACTATCTGCCGTTGATTGTGCAGCGGCTGGCCAAGCCCCTGCAGCGGGGCCTGTTCGATGGGCACTGAACTATTGACCGGCGGGTGTTGGTCTGTCACACTGAGCCGTGAACCGAACGGACATCCTGGCAGATGGGAAGGTTGAACAATGGGCAGAGTCACCACCGAGCAATTTTTCAATGCCGCTATCGAGGTAGAGAGCCACGGCGGATCCGAGGATGCCGCGCTGGACCTGCTGTTGACGCAGCCGGTGACGCTTCACGGCGAATACCTCGGGGCGTCGGACCTAGACCGACTGACCCAGGGCGTCCTGATCGGCATGGAGCTGGTGCGCCGGTACGGGGTGCTGGCCCTGGACGATGCGAACCTGCCGGGCCTGGTCCCGGCCGAGCACGGCCCGGCCGCGCAGGTGGTGCTCTCGGAGGCCGCGCACCGCAACGGCTACCACCTGGCGTGGGTGTCCCGGCGAGAGTTCGAGGAATACCTAGGGCTGGACGAGGGCGAGTTGACCGAACAGCAATGGATGGAGCTGGACGATTACCTGCCCGACTACGCGGGTTGCCCGGTGGAGCACTACATCTATAACACCGTGCAGCGGGCCGGGTGGCGCAACCTGCCGAATCCGGGTGCCATGGGGCGATGGGTGTACCGGCCGGAAGGCTGGGACCGGTCGTGAACCGCTGGGAAGGGACCGGCGGCCTGGTCCGGGATCCGGACTACCGAGTGTCCGAGCATGGCACGCCGTGGCTGCGGCTGTCGGTGGCGGTGAACGACGCCGAGTACGACCCGGCGACCCGGGGACAGGCGGTGCGGACCACGTACGTCAACGTGCTGCTGTTCGGCCACCAAGCCGACGCGCTGGCCGAGACGCTGCACAAGGGTGACGAGGTGTACGTGGTGGGCCGGCTGGATCAGACCGAGCGGGAAGGCGCCGGCGGTAAGCCGGAGCGTAAGACGTCGGTGCAGGCGCTGTTCGTGCTGCCGACCCGGGTCCGGTCCGCAGCACACACCGAGTCCGAGGCGGACCCTTGGAGCGCGCCGTGACCGTGCCGATGGAGGGCCTGACCAACCAGCAGTCCCGGGCGGTGATCGCCGAGGATGAGGACCGGGCGCGGGCGATCGTGGCCGAGCAGCGGGCGGTATACGGCGACCCGGATGCTGAAGCCCGGCGGCTGCTGGCCGACTGCCAGGTGGTCGCGGTGGTCCAGCCGAAACGAGACTGGCCCGGCACCGGCCACCCCGCGCTGACCGCCGGCGAGTTGGATGCGGTCGCGGCCGCCCTGTTCGAGGCGTTGCAGATGGGCCGCCGGTTCCACTGGTCCGGTAAGCAGCGGGAGCGGGTCCGGTCGGCGCTGGGCAAGCTGAACGGAGCGGACTACCGGTGACGGCCACGCGAGCCGAGCAGCGGAGGCTAGACGAGCGAGCGGCCGATTACGACCCGCAGCCTAACGGCTATCGGCTAGCTGATGACCCTCGCTGTCTTTGGGGTTGGGGCGGTTGCGGCCACATGTTCGGGCACGCTTGCTTCCGGGCGCTGGGCCATCCCGGCCGCTGTGTTGATGCTGGCGACGTGGGCCGGGAGGACAAGATGCCGTGCGAGACTTCGCAACGGCCGAAGGATTGGGACGCGACCGGCCGCGCGGCGGCGAACCGATGAAGATACCTGTCGGACCGTCCGGGTTCCCCACCCTGTCACCGACCCAGCTGCGGGCGTACGGCGCGGGCGGGTTCACGCTGTCGGAGCAGGAGCTGCCGCAGGGCTGCCCACGGCAGTACAAGGCCCGCTACGTCGAGCGCCGGGTACCGGAGCAGTCGTCCTATGAGCTGGACCACGGCCGGTACGTGCACAAGGCGCTGCACCTGATGGAGGAGCAGGGTCTGACGCCGGATGAGGCGCTGGTTGCGGCGCTGCCGCACGGTGTCACCCCGGAAGGGTTCGCCGAGGCCAGGGCCGATATCGAGGCCTACCTGGAGCGGGGCGCGTCCCCGTCGGACCGGTTCGGCACCCTCGGCACCGAGCTGGAGCTGGACGCCGAGCTGTATGTGGATGAGGAGTTCGGGCCGGTCCGGATCCGGGCGATCCTGGACCACATCGCCGCCGACACCGACTACCCGAACGTGCTGCATTGCACGGATTTCAAGACGAACCGGCGGCCGGCGACCACGGCCGAGGTCCGCGGTGACGTGCAGTTGAAGACGCAGCATTACGTGGCCGCCGAGTGGGCCCGGTCGATCGGGATGCCGTCACCGCGGGTCGTGATGCACCTGGACCTGGTCAAGTTCCGGGACGTCGAGGTGGTGTTCTCCGAGGCCGATATCGCGGCGTGGCGGGATTGGGCGGAGGCGGTGGCGCGGGCGATCCTGCGGGATGAGACGGCCGAGCCGGTGCTGAATCCGCACTGCGACCGCTGCCCGGTCCGGGGTGACTGCCCGGCCTACGCCGACCTGCCTAGCACGGCGGAGCGGGTGCTGACGGGGCTGGCCGGGATCGAGGATGACGCGGAGCTGCTGCGGTGGCGGGACTCGGCGAACCGGTTCCGGCTGCTGCTGGAGAAGGCGGTGGACGGCATCGACGCCCGGTTCAAGGAGCGGGCTTTGGCCGCCGGCGTGCTCGAGGTCGGCGGCGCGGAGTTCGTCCGGGACACCGACTGGGCCACCGAGGTTGACCTGCCCGGTCTGCACACCGTGATGCAAGGCGCGTTCTACGACGTGATCAGCACCAGCCGGACGAAGGTCACCGAACGCACCGCGGACTGGGCGGTGTCGGACCGGGCCGCCGCGCTGGCCTGTTTCAACCGGGTGCCGGTCGGGCACGCCGTCACCCGCCGCAAAGCCACCAGGGAGGCGCATCAGACGTGACCATCTATGACGAGATCAGGGCGGAGCGTGAGCGGGCGCACGCCAAGCACGGCGACACATCGATGGAGGCTGCGCCGATCGGCGCAGTGTTCCGAGCCACGATATTGGGAGAGGAGATCGGGGAGGCGAGCGAGGCGCTGCTGGTCGCCTTGGCCGGTCTGGCGCTCTCCGCTGCGAGTGGCCGTGTGCAGCAGGTGCTCAACGACGGCCGACACAGCGGAGCCGTGAGCCTGAGAGACCTCCGGAAGGAGCTCATCCAAGTCGCGGCGATGGCCGCCGCCTGGGCGGACCGGATTCCATCGCCCGAGCCGGCGGTGACTCCGTGAGCCTGGACACGCTGTTCGAGGTGGAGCAGGACGATCTGGAGCGCCGGGTCGGGCTGGTGGTGGCCGAGCTGCGGAAACAGCCGGGCTGGCCGGCCGACGACACCCGGGACCGGATGCTGGCCCGGGATCTGATCGGGCTGTTCCCGAGGATGAACCTGCCGGCGGTGATCACCGCCTGGCGGCAGTGGATGGCCGACTATCAGCCGAAACCAGGGAAGCGGGTGAATCTGCGTGCCCGGATCGTCACCTGGTGCGACCGCGAACGCAGCCGGCCAGGGCGACGACCGGCCGGGGTGGCTGGTGACGGCGGAGCGGGCCGCCGAGCACGCATCGCGCCGTGCGGCCCGGCAGACTTCGACGGCCTCGCGAGCTCTCTCTGAACGGCATGTCGCCTCGGCGCTGGCGGTGGCGGGGGTGCCGGATGTGTACGCCGGCGCGGACTGGGCCCGGGTGCGCAGCGGTACGGTGCGGCGGTGGGCGGACCAGGTCGAGGCGCGATGCCGGCGCCGCACCGAAGGCCCGCCGGACTGGCAGCTGGTGGGGAGGGGGGCGTTGATGGTGGGGCCGACCGGCACCGGGAAGTCGTCGGCTGCGGCGTTGTGCTGCCGGGCCGCTGTGGAGGCCGGCAGGTCGGTGCATTGGGCGTACGTGCCGAAGCTCGCCGACCGGCTGGCGGGGAAAGCGGCGGAGCGGGCCGAACTGATCCGCCACCAGGAATCGGTGGACCTGCTGGTCTGGGACGACTTCGGGGTGCGGGACCTGGCCGACTGGGAGATCGGGTTCCTCGATCAGATCGTGGAAGCCCGCTACTCCCGGTACCGGCCGATGATCGTCACCAGCAACCACACCCCGGCGATGCTGGCCGGCGATGCGCGGATCGGGCGGCTGGTGGACCGCTGGCGGGAACGCACCGCCGCGGCGCTGATCGTGCTCGGCGGGGCCTCGATGCGAGCCAACGGAAAGGGCTGGGCATGAAGGTGCTTACCGTCCGCCAGCCGTGGGCCTGGGCCATCGTCCACGGCGGCAAGGTGGTGGAGAACCGGACCTGGCTGACCAGCTATCGAGGGCCGGTGGCAATCCACGCCGGAGCTGCCGTCTCGCTGCGCGGCATGCACTCCGAACTGGTCCGCTCGGCGCTGCCCCACCCTCACGGCCCGTCCTACTGGCGCGGCCAGCGAGGCGTGATCGTTGGCGTTGCAGAGCTGGTGGATGCGCACTGGGCCGAGCCTGGCTGCTGCCATTCGCCGTGGGCCGAATACGAGGTCTATAAGGAAGACGAGCGCCGAGACGGCCGGGTGTCGCACTTCGTGCTGGCCAACCGCCGCCCGGTCGAGCCGGTGCCCTGGCGCGGCGCGCTCAACCTACGGCCCATACCGGACGACATCGCAGCAAGGCTGATCGATGCCTGACCAGTGCCGGGTGGAGGTCATCGACGGCGTGCCGGTCCGGGTCCGCGCTGCCGGCCTGCTGACCGAGGCCGACCGGGCAGCGCTGCGGGAGCTGATCGACGTGTGCCGGAAAGTGCTGGCTGACCAGCAGGGACCGCTCGATGTGGCTTGCCCAACCTGCGAATCAGCACCCGGGGCGCTGTGCCAGACCGATATAACCCGATACCCGGGCCGTACCCGGGCATGCGCTCCGCACCCGGCCCGGCGAGCGGCGGTGGCTGGTGGAGCGTAGGAAGCCGCTGCAGGCCGACCGTGCGAAGACGCGGGCGTGGCAGCAGCGCGGCGCAGCACGCTACTCAGCACGGCGCCGGGAGCGTCTTACACAGCCTGTGGAGCGGCCTGTGGACCGGGCAGCTGACAAAACGGCGCCGCGAATGAAGGCCGGAAACCGGAAGCCCAGGCGTAACGATGCACCATGGCGCGCCGAGTGCCTAGACGCGCGCGGCGCATACTGCCGGGCCTGCATGTCGGCTGGAGTGGCGACGAAGCCGTACGAGCCGCTTGAGGTCGATCACATCAAGCCGCGAGGTCAGGGCGGCCCATCGGTGGTGGAGAACGGGCTGGTGTTCTGCGCTACCCACCACCAAGCGAAAACCGAGTCGAGGTTGTTGATCCGGTTCGGGTGGCTGGATCCGGATCAGGTGGCGTTTCTGGCCGAGGTGGGCTGGGTTGCGTGGGACGATGCCGGTCTGCCGTACGGCAGGGGCATGCGACACTTCGCGCCGATGGCCGGCGTGAGTTAGGGAAGGGTGAGGATGATGGCGCGAGGCAAGCAAGACGACGGGCAGCCGAACGACCCGGCGGCTGACGAGGACTACTACGACCCGGAGCGGGAGCCGGTCAACCTGGGCGAGGTGGCCGCCGCCGGATTGGGGGCGGTGACCGAGGAGCAGGGCGGGGTGACCGAGGCCCTGCCGGGCATGGAGTACAACACCCACCTGTCGTTCCTGGGGATGGGCTACCGGACCAACGACGGCGACTACAAGCTTGGCGACCTAGTCGAGTTCGTCGTCCGGGGCAAGGTGGTCGAGGTCGGCGACAAGGTGATGGCAGACGATCATCAGCGGCACATCGTGAAGGTGCGGGTGTCGTCGGTGACTGCGCCCGGCGACGGCGGCGAGTAGGCCGCTCACCAGGCGTCTGGCCCCGGTGGATCACGGCCGACCGGCCGGGGCCAGACCCAACAACCCGAAACCCCCTGGCAGAGGAGACCATCATGGCTGCGCAGTACACCACCCGACCGCTGTCCGACCGGACCTGGCTACGCGCCCACGATCAGCGCGCCCGGTCCAGCTTCACCTCGAAATGGTCCTCGACGCTGGACCTGCTGATCGGCGAGGTGCTCAAGCTGCAGACCCGCAGCATGCCGGACCCGGTGATCGAGGTCGACGTGAGCGAGCGGGACCTGCGGATCGACGGCGGCCTGCGTGCGGACGCCCGCGCGGCCAGCCCGGCGGTGCGGGTCGCGTTCGAGTCGATCCACGGCCCGATGATCTACCACTGCGACCGGTACTTCGCCGGGCCGGAGTACCGCAACGCGATGCAGCCGTGGCAGCACAACGTCCGGGCGATCGCGCTGACCTTGGAGGCGCTGCGGGCGGTGGACCGGTACGGCGCCAGCGGCCACGGCGAGCAGTACCGGGGCTACCGGCAGTTGGAGGCGGCCACGGTGAGGCTGACCGCGGAGCAGGCCTGGAACGTGCTCCGCATCCACGCCGGCGCGGAACCGGGGAGCGCCGAGTGGGTGTCCGGGCCGGCGCTGCTGAAGCTGGCCCGCATCCAGACCCACCCGGACCGGAACAACGGCCAGCGCGGGCCGTGGGATGACGTGGAGCGGGCAGCGAAGGCACTGGACCTGATCTAGCCCGAACTATTGACTCGGCGGTGGTTAGCCGGTAGCGTCACCCACGCAAGCACACCGAAACCCTGGCAGGGAGAAGACGATCATGGCACTGACGGCGGAATGGACCTGGGGAACGACCAAGACGCACGGCCTGGCCGTGGGCGACAGCTTCGAGTACGGCGGCGACGACCTGCGCGCCTGGATTCCCACCGAGGAGCGTGCCTGATGGCCGCGCAGCCCACGCCGCATCCTGACGGGTTCTGCTTCTGCGGCTCGGCACGCGAGGAGCACATCGGCGATAAGCCTTGCGTCCGGTCCCCGATCCGGCACGCACGGTCGATCTTCGACCTGCCCATCGCGGCCTGGGCTCTGGTCGAGGTCGAGCATCTGGAGGCCCGCTGATGTTCGCGGTGTGGAGCGAGCCGGACCGGCGGGTGACGATCCACGCGCACTCGCTGGCTTCCGGGGTGGCGCTGATCCGGGACGACAACACGGCGAACTTGCCCGCTGCCGAGGCGTGGCTTGAGGGCTGGGGGTTCCTGACGACCGAGCCGTGGCAGCCCGTAGACGGCGATCCTGGCCGGCTCACGACGCCGCTGACGCGCAGGCTGGCCAGTGCGTCGGTTAGAGAGGCACCGTGACCGAACCTAGGTTCGAGCCGACCGATCAGCCGACGGTCAGCCGGGACGGTCAAGGGCGGGTGCTGCTCGCGTTCGGGCGCGGCGAGCTGCGGATGGACAAGGACGCCGCAGCCGAGCTCGGCTGGGCACTACTCGAAGCGGCGGGGGTGGACGCGCATGGCTGACGTGAGGATTCGGCGTGGGTCGGAGGCTTGGCTGGAGCTGGCCGACGCGATGGCCGACGAGACGGTGCAGGAGATCGAGCTGCGGACGCTGCAGATGCCTGAGCACATCGAGCTGCGTTCGCTGGCCCGGCCTGCGGCGCCGATGTTGGTGACGGGCGTGCTGAGCCCGCCGCCGTTCTGAGCCCCTGCGGTCCCCCAGTGCACCCCACCCAACCAAGAGGAGGGTTCCATCCCATGTTCAGATGGTTGCACCGTTCGAAGCTGCTGGCCCTGCTGGCTGGGCTGCTGCTGCTCGCTGGGTTGGCCAGCGCGCCGCCGGCCGCGGCGACGTATCCGACCAGCCCGACGATGTATGTCTTCGGCTCGAACAGCTCCTGCAACGGCAACTGCAGTTTCTATCCGGGTGAGTTCGACCTGTACTCCGTCAATGGGCGTGATCATCTCGGGTTCGGTCGGTCCGGCAACTTCGCCGGTTACGACAGCGCCGGGGTGATGTGGTTCCAGTCAGCCACGGCGAGCACCGGCAAGGAGCTGCGGCTGCAGACCGACGGCAACATCGTCATCTACGACGACGGGCCGCAGCATGATTTCCTGGGGCAGCGGGCGCTGTGGGCGTCGAACACCAACACCGGCCACTTCTACTGGTACCGGATCACGATGGGCGGCGACGGGCACTGGTCGTTGTGGGGCGGCTACAGCACGACGAACTGGCTGCGCCTCGCATCGTTCGGCAACGGCGCTTGATCCTGCGGCTACGATGAGACCCGCGCGGCCCGCCCCCAATACCCCCCGGTTGAGGCGGCGGGCCGCGCGCCAACCCCCTAGCCGGTCAGCTGCGGACCCGCGGCCGGCGCCGCACCGGGGAATCCTCGGCGGCCGGCGGCTCGAGGAGTTCACGGTCGGCGTCGGCCTGGATCAGGAATCCGCGCAGGGCGGCCTCCCAGTCGGAGCGGCTGACGGGCCGGCCCTGCTGTTCGGTCATCGTGACCACGTTCCCTCCAACCCCTCCCGCTGGTCGTGATACGGCCAGCGCCCCCACCTGGGGTGTTCACCGGCCCCCGCCAGCACCCATTGTGACACCCGGTGCTGACAGCCCCTAGCGTTTATCGGGTCTCGGCGGGATTCTGAGGCGCTGATCACCGCGAGCCGAGACGGTCCGGGCGTGATACGTTGCGGTACGCTCACCGGCAGCACACACAGCGGCAACCCCAGGAGTCCCCGATGGAGCCAGACAACCGGATGACGGTCGAGGAGTATTACGACGCGGCCGGTTACAGCCGCGACCAGCGGCTGATAACAGATGCTCGGGTGGCGATCTTCAACGTCGGCGGTGTGCGGGCATTGCGGGAGTACGACATCCGCTGCTCCGAGGGGTGGGCGCCGCGCGATCCGCTGCTGGTGGCGGTGCGTGAGTTCCGGTCCCTGCTGGTCGGGCGTCTATCCGGGCCGCTGGATGCGGTGGTCTGCTGGCTGGCCGGCGCGATCGAGCGGATCGAAGCCCGAGTCCGGCGGCGGCTGTGACGGTGGTCCCGAACAATCCGGTGATGAGGCCGTGGTCGTTCCGGCTGCCCGACACCGAGCGGGCCGCGATCAAGGCCGAGGCCGCGCAGGCTGGGGTGACGGAGTCGGAATGGATCCGGTTCAAACTGGCTGCCGAGGTGATCACCGACCCGCAGACCGGGCGGCCGGTGCTGATGATCCCGAAACAACTGATCGAGCTGGCGCGCCGTGGGGTGGCCGAACCTGGCAGAGAGGCGATGTGACGATGGCGATCGTGTTCCTGGACACCGAAACAACCGGGCTCGGGCTGGATGACGACATTTGGGAGTTCGGTGCGGTCCGACGCGAGGCCGACGGCACCGAGACCGAGACGCACCTGTTCATCGAGCACAACGTGTTCAAGTGCAAGGGTCTGCCCGAGCCGTTCCTGTCCGACCACGACGCACGGTTCCCGGAGGACGGCAGCGCGGCGGAGCCGGACTCGGCGGCCCGGATCATCAGTGAGCTGTTCACAGACCGGCCGCACGTGGTCGGGGCGGTGCCGAACTTCGACACCGAGCGGCTGGCGTTGCTGCTGCGCAGGTTCGGGATCGAGCCCGGCTGGCACTACCACCTGATCGACGTGGAGAACCTCGCCGTCGGCTACCTGGCCGGTCGTGCAGCGCAGAGCGAGTTCGATGCGGGCTGGGCAACGCCCGGTCTGCCCTGGGACTCCGACGAGCTGTCCCGCGCGGTCGGTGTCGAGTCGACCCGGTTCGGCCGGCATACCGCGGTGGGCGATGTGCGGTGGGCGATGGCGATCTACGACGCGATCATGGGCCCGGCATGACCGAGCGCCGGGTGTGGCTGACGCAGCGTCCTGGCGACGGGACGGTGATCACGTCCACCCCGCAGCTGGCGATACCGTTCGACGTGACAAGCAAGGACGATTTGGTTACTTACCATATTCGTCTACCTTTCCTGCCGCCATCGAAAAACAAATACGATGGATGGCCGATTGCGTGGAAATCCAGCTGCAAATGGAAATGGATGAACGCAGTAATCGCCGAATGCAAAGCCCTGCAGATTCCGCGTTCACCCCGGATCGGCCTCGCGGCGATGCTGGTGTTCAGGACCAACGCACGGCGCGATCCGCAGAATTACTCGAACTGCCTCTGGAATTTCGTCCCGGACGCGCTCCAAAAGGCCGGGGTGATTCTCGATGATCGGGCCGGGGCTATCGATTTCGGCGGTGGCTCGGACCTCGGCGTCAAATTCGCTGTCAACCCACGTGCAGGTAAAGGCGTCACACACCTGACGATGACGACGGTCGAGCCGGGCCGATCATGACCCGGTTCACGGTGCAGCCCGGCGCCGCGAAAGGCATCACCCACCTCGCCATCTCGATGGTAGTGGCGTCCCGATGACCGCCGGCCGCTGGTGGCAGGGCCCGATGCTGGCCTTCGATACCGAGACGACCGGCCCGGATCCGGAGTCGGCGCGGATCGTGCAGGCGTGCGCGACGCTGATCCGCCCGGACGCCGAGCCGGTGGTGTCGCAGTGGCTGGTCGATCCGGGGATGGATATCCCGGAGGAGGCTACGGCGGTGCACGGCATCACCACCGCCCACGTCCGGGCGCACGGCCTGGCGCCGCACCTGGCGGTCAAGGACATCCACTCGACGCTGACCGGGATCTGGGGCCTCGGGTTCCCGGTGGTCATCATGAACGCCCCGTACGACCTGACCGTGCTGGACCGGGAACTCCTCCGGCACTGCGGCTACGGGCTCGGCGAGGTGGGGCACGTCGTGGACCCGATGGTGATCGACAAAACCCTGGACAAGTGGCGGCGCGGGAAGCGGACCTTGGCCGACTTGTGCCAGCACTACCGGGTACGGCTCGAAGATGCGCACTCAGCGGCCGGCGACTGCATCGCCGCTGCCCGGGTGGCGTGGCGGCTGGCGCAGGTGTACCCGCAGGTCCGGGATGCCGACCTGGGCGAGCTCGACGCGTTGCAGGCTCGGTGGCGGGCTGACTGGGCGGCCGACTTCCAGCACTACCTGCGGACCAAGGCACCGGAGCGGCAGCCGGACGCGGTGATAGACGGGTCCTGGCCGGTACGCCGCTCAACGACCGCGGTAGACACGCGGTGACGGCCTCGCTGGCTGACGTGGCCGACCCGGAATCGGCCCGTCTGGTGTTCCTGGAGGAGTTCCGGGTGCTGCTGGACGCCGGGCTGCCTGCCGGTGAAATCTGCCGCCGGCTGGACGTGGGGCCGGCGACGCTGGCGACCCGGCTCCGCAGGTGGGGCCTGGGGGAGCTGTTGTCGCGGTGGGAGCGGCGTTGCCGGGCGGCAGGGTTGGACACCTAACCCACCAACTATTGATTCCGGGGTGTTGGGCGGGTAGCGTCTCTCTTGCAAGAGAAACCGATTCCCTGGCAGGAAGAGAGCACCCGATGACCGGCACCGAGTATGGCCTGATGGTTGAGTGGGAAGACGGCACGACCGAGGTGGTGCCGGCCACGAGTCCTGACCACGCCGCTGAGATGGCTCGCAAGCTCTACGCTGGCCGATCCTGCTGGACGGTCGGCCGCGAGGTGAACCCTTGGCGTTACGTCCGCACGATGGACGCCGTGCTCACTGGGACCGTAGTGAGATGACGGACCAGCCGACCGATGGGGTGGCCGCGCGCGCATGGGAGGCCGACTGGTGCACCTGCGGTTTCGGCGGCGGTGACTGGACCGAGCGGTACGCCACCGAGGCTGAGCTGCGCGCGGCCATCGCCGAGCGGGAGGAGGCGCTGACCGATGCCACGTTGCGTGAGGTCCGCAGCCCGGACGGCCAACCGTGGGGCACCCGACGGCTCGGGGGCTGGAAGATTCCACCGGAGGAGGACTCTGATGGCGCGTAGGCGTGATCCGTGGCGCCGGTTGTCCCGGGATGCGCATCTGGTATCCCGGACCGCCGGCGACATCTCCGCGGCGCAGCGGGGCATGCCGGTGCTGGCCAGGCGGCTGGTCCGGCGGGGGTTGACGAGGGCGTTGTTCCGTGCCCTGACCGGGCGGTGACCGGCCGTGGATAACCCGATGAAGTGGCTGCACCGCATCATGTGCCGACTCGGCCTCCACCCGCTCGCTCGACTACTCAACCGGGAGCGTGCTGGTTCAGCCCGGAGTGTGCCCGAGGTGCGGAAGGCGGTGTTGGCGGTGAACAGCGACGAATCACGAGTGATGGTTGAGCCACCAGACGACGCGGCGATCGAGAGAGCTTGGCATGAGTTGCGGATAGCGGTGCGGCAGCAGAGTGACTTGGCTGTCGCGGGTGCCAGGTCGGCGTACGAAGAGTTGATCGCTGCCCGTGTCCGTGCTGAGGCGGCCGTGGGCGAGTGCGCGCGTGAGGACTGCCAGCAGATCGCTCACACGGCTTCGGTCGTCTACTGCGAGTTGACGGGCGGGAAGCTGAGTTACCCCACCTATCCGGCTTCCACGGTCGTGGCCGAGGCGAACGACTATACGCAGCAGTTGATCGATGAGGAGTGCGCTCGCGTCCGTGCTGAGGCGGTAGCCGCCGAACGGCAGCGGCTCGCGGACGCAGTGCTGCCCGATCACTGGCAGACAGTCGAGATGTGGGGCGGAGTCCAGCGCCTCGCCTGTGGCCGCTGCCGCCACGGCGACGGGGTGCGGTTCCTGTGGCCATGCTCGACCCGGCGCGCGATCACTGGCGAGCCCGAGCCTGAGCCCGACTCGAGCCGGTTGGCCGCCGGTTCTGTTCCGGTAGCTACCCCGCCAACGTGCGAGCACGGTCTGGAGGTACCGCATCCGTGGTGGCCAGTCCAAAACGGCAAAGCCGAGCGATGCCCCGGCCCGGTAGCTACCCCAACCCATCCGGAAGGGCTTGCCGAGGCGATCGCTGAGCGTCGAGCTGACCCGGCATTCGCAGCCCGGCTGGCGGCCCGCGCTGCTGCCGACCGGCCTATCCTCGACGCTCTCGCGGCTTCTCCGGTAGCTACCCCAACCGAGCCGGACGAGCCTCAAGCGGCTTTGAAGCTGGCGCTGAGAGCCTTCGTGGCGAGTCGCAAGGAGTGCGACGACGAATACTGCCGCTGGTGCTTGGCTGACGAGTTGCTGCACGCGATCCGCGTCGCTGAGGCTGCCGAACGCGCGGCTTCCCCGGCACCCGCCGCACAGCCGGAGGAGCGATGAAGGACTGCCCAGGCGCTTGCGGTTCGCAGGTAGCTGACAACATCCTCTGCTGCGACCCGTGCTGGGATCGGATACCTACCCGTGTGCCCGGCTTCGACCGGCCCTGGCGGTCCGCTCGACGGTGGGCGCGCAGCACGAACAATTGGACGCGGTTCGAACGGGCGACTGACGCAGCCCGCGATTGGCTGCTAGCTCATTCGGCCCGGTCGGTTCCTACCGGACAGGAGGCCAGCGAATGAGAGTGTGTGACCTGATCGGTGGCGACGTCGTGGCCGTCGCGCACCGATCGGCGACGTTCATTGGACGCAGCGACCATCCCCGGTATCGAGGACTCGCCCTGGTTGTGTGGCGACTGGACGACGGCTCAGCGAGCCTGGACGCGCTCGACTATCAGCAGGAAGTCGGTGAGGTCATCTCGCAGCCTGATGGCCGGCTGGAGAGGCTGGAACGGGCGCTGTCCGGACAGGAGGCCGAGCATGGCTGACCAGGCGGTCCGATTGACGCGCTTCCGAATGCGGCCGTGCCCGACCTGCGGCCATTCGATGCGCTGCCGTCCCGGCTATGTCGAGGGCAAGGCTATCCTGACCTGGCGGTGCCCTGATCACGGTTACTGGACGGACGAGCCGTGACCGGCCCGGTTGAGCGGGTACCGCTCACGGTCTGCGCCGATCCGCACTGTGGGCATCGGCTGGATGAGCACGAGAGCTGGCTTGTAGGCGGTGGCTGCTACGAGTGCCCGTGCCGGGAGTTCCGCTCACGTACCGCAGGTCAACGCGGATCGGAGGCTGGTTGCTATGGCTGAGCGGGTACCGCTCACAGACGAGCAGATCGCCGAATGGCAAGCCGCAGTGGCCTACAGGGCTGCTCTGACCGGAGCGGAGGCCGTTGTCGATCCTTCGGCGAAGGCACCGGCAGCGGGGAGCCTTCGGCAGGCCTAGTTCCTCAGATGCGGCGGTTTCCGGTCGTGGGTCAGGGTCGGCCAGGGGCGGGAGACGGTCCACAGACCGGGCTGTATCGGGGCGGAGTCGGGCATTCGTGATCCGCAAATGCGGAACTAGCAGGGGTCTGCGCGTCCTGGCCGGTGTCTGTGTGTGGGGCCGGTTAGTCTTCTGCTCGTGGCTGATGCTTCCGGTGGTGGGTCGCGGGATCGGGTGCTGGTGGAGAACGAGCTGATGGACTGGTTGGAGGAGCTGACCGAGCCGCGGCGGGTGGTCGAGTTCGAGGACGCTGAGGGCCGGGGTATCGGCAAGGGGCTGCATCAGCATGTGCTGCCGTCGCTGCTGGACGCGTTGGCGGCGGCGGTGGAGCCTGGTGGCGATAACGGGCAGGCTGAGGGCGGTAAGTCGTTCGAGTCGCGGCCGGCTGCCCGCCTGTCGCCGATCGTGGTGTTGCGGCAGCTGGATGAGTTCGGCCGCCGCTGGTGCACGGTGTTCGGGCTGCGGCGTGCCTCGATCAGGGGGCACCTGCTGGCGGTCAAGGGCCAGGTCCCGGGCTGCAGCGACCATGACTTGCAGCGGCTGGCCGGCGAGCTCGAGCCGCTCTGGCAGGTGGCTCGGGAGGTGACCGGCTGGGACGACCCGCCGGCGCCGATGCGCGGGGCGGCGTGCCCGTTCTGCGGCCGGGAGTCGTTGATGTGGAACCGGCGGGACGCTGATTTCCGGGCGTGGTGTTCGAACGCGCAGTGCCGGGCGGCGGGTGAGGAGTCGGGCATGCCGCGCTCGTGGGATAACGACACGCTGCCGGTGCTGCGGGAGATGCTCAGGGTGAGCCGGGAGCAGGAGAAGCTCGCCGCGCCGTGAGGACTGGTAGTCTGCTCACAGCCTTCTGGGCGCGTAAGCGAGTGGTGGACGTGGCCACGATTCCCACCGCGACGACTCCGGGAGTAGGGGACGGCGCCCAACGTGCTTTGCACCCGATGGCCCGCCGATAACCAACCGGTGGAGTCACCCAGAAGGCCTAACACGCCGCGCCGTGAAGCGGGTGTTTGCGCTGACCGTGGATCGTGGGCTACATTTCGCCGCGAGTCGCCATGCCCGGACACCGGCGGCTAGAGGCGTAGCCGCGCGGCCGAGCCACCGAGCACCCGCCCGGCTGAGGCCAGCGCCTTGCTGGCAGGATTGACCGGCGACAGACGGTTCGGCGGTCCCTCGACCAGCCGGCGCTGACCCGCACACTTTCTGGGGGCGTCATGATCGTGATCCGGTCAGGCGACGGCCGGCCGTTGTTCCGGGACGGCGGCCACCTCTACGTCAGCCCTATGCTTCTGGACATGGCCGAGGCGGGGGATTGCGACGACGTGGTTAGCATCGAGGGCGACCTGCTGACGGTGACGACGGCTGGCGGTGTCCGCCGCTACCTGGTGGGGCCGCTGGTGGGCGGGTACGTGCATGAGCTGGAGCCGATGCCGTGAGCGAGACGGTGAACGCTGAACCGCTGCCCTTGGACCGCTGGCTCACCGACCCGGACCGCGTCGCCCGCCGGACACTGCGGCTGGTCGAGGAACAGCGCGGCATCAGTGACCTGATGCCGGAGCCGGTCTACCCGCCGCGGCCGCCGCTGTCCCGGCGCGCGATGCTCCGCAACAGGCTGGCTGGCGCGATCATGGCTGGCCGGGAACGGGCGGCGGTCAAGCTCGCCCCCTGGCTGGCCGAGGACCGCGACCGCGACTGGCTCAACTGATGGCCTGCGCCAAGTGCGGGCAGGTGCACGTGTGCCACGTCCCGAACATCCCGGACGACCGGTGCTGCACCGGCCACCGCTCCGGGTACCGGGACGAGACCACCGGCAAGCGGGTGTTCTTCCCGCCGGACCAGCAGCCGCCCTGTACGCAGCCGGCGATGAAGAACCAGTCGAAGTGCCGCAGCCACGGCGGGAAGACCCCGAACGGGCTGGCCGGCGGCGTGCGGCGGAAGGCTGAGACGAAGGCGAGGCGGCTGGCGATGCGGTGGGGTGTCCCGGTCGAGGTGAACGCTACCGAGGCGGTGATCGGGCAGGTGCACCTGTGGGCCGGGCTGGAGCTGTTCTACCGGCAGAAGGTCGCGCAGCTGCAGCCGGAGGCGATGATCTGGGGCCGGACGCAGAAGAGGACCGGCGAGGGCAAGGGCGCCACGTACGCGGCGGGTGAGCACGCCTGGATCAAGCTGCACCGCGAAGCGTCGCGGATGCTGGTGCATTGCGCGGCGGAGGCGATCTCGGCCGGGATCGAAGAGCGCCGGGTCCGGTTGGCCGAGCAGCAGGGCCAGGTCGTCGCGGACGCGATCCGGGGCATCGCCGAGTCGATCCTGGCGGCACTACGCGAGGCCGGGCTGACCGAGGGCCTGGCCGAGGTGTTCAACGCCGCGCTGGTCGAGGCCGCGCCTCGGCATCTGCGGCTACTGACCGGGACCGGATAGGGAGGCCTGCGGTGTGTGGCGACTCGGCCGGCGATCGGTCAATGACCGAGGCTGCCGAGCAACGTCTGCGGACGTTGCTCGCTCAGGCCCGGTCCGCCGCTGATGAACGCGCGGCCCAGGAAAGGCGGTTCCGGGCACTGTTCGCGCGCGGCCCGCAGACCGGAGTAGGAGGCCGCCGTGGCGTACCCGTCTTCCCTGTGGAAGCTGCAGGGCGCGTGCCTGGACGGTGAGCTTGAGGCGATGTTCGTGGCCGGCGCCGCGCAGCACCACGCCAAGCGGGTCTGCCAGACTTGCCCGGTGCGGCGAACCTGCGGCGAGTACGCGCTGAAGCACCGGATCGAGCACGGCGTGTGGGGTGGGATGACCGAGCGGGAACGCCGGGCGATCCTGCGCCGGCGGACGGTGGCGGCATGAGCGACCGTTGACGACCGGTCTGGATTGGGCCGAGTACGCCGCGCGGCAGTTCGAGCCGCAACGGCGGCGGTTCGCCACCCCTGGTGACCTTGCGCGGCACTGCGACCCGATCGTCAGGCAGACCCCGGCGCTGGACGCGCTTGACCGGGTGCTGGCGGCGATGGCCGGCGGCGCGGTGGACAAGCAGATGGTGTTCATGGCGCCCCAGGTCGGCAAGTCGGAGCGGGCGGTCCGCCGCAACGTGGCCTACCGGCTCGAGCGTGACCCGAAGCTGCGGATCGTCGTCGCGTCGTTCGACTACTCCACGGCCCGCCGGTGGGGCGCTGCTGTGAAGATGGACGTCGCCGCCAGCCCCGATCTGGGTATCCGGCTGCGGGACGATTCGAAAGCCGCTGGGTACTGGCTGACCGAGCAGGGCGGTTCGCTGTACTGCGTCGGTATCCGCGGCGCGTTGACATCCCGCGCGGTGGACCTGCTGATCATCGATGACCCGGTGAAGGACCGCGCCGCGGCGGAGTCGCAGATGCAGCGGGACGCCGCCTGGGACTGGTGGGAGAACGTCGCCAAGCCCCGCTCCACGCAGGTGCTGGTCATTCAGACCCGCTGGCACGCCGACGACCTGGCCGGCCGGATGCTGCAGCGGGAGCCGGGCGAGTGGGCGGTGTTGTCGATTCCGGCGATCGCCGAATCCGATGACGACCCGCTGGGCCGGGCGGTTGGTGAGGAGATGGAGCCGGCGCGGGAACGGCCGGCCGGCTACTACACGGCGCTGCAGAAGACCACCTCGCCGTATGTGTGGGCGTCGCTGTACCAGCAGCGGCCGACGCTAGCGCAGGGCAACCTGTTCAGGCGCGGTGACTGGCGGTACTGGACGAGCACCGGCCCGGGTGAGGTTCTGGCCGAGTCGGACACTGCGGGTCGGCCGGAGCGGTACATGCTCGGCGACTGCTTCCGGTTCATCACGATGGACCTGGCGAGCAGCACGAAGACATCGGCTGATCACACGGTGGCCGGGGCGTGGGCGATCACGCTGGCCGGGGATCTGGTGCTGCTGGATCGGGTGCGGGAGCGGGTGCCGCAGGCCGATCACATGGCGCTGCTGGAGCCGCTGCGGTCGCGGTGGTTGACCCCGTATGACACCACCTACATCGAGTCACGGATGTTCGGCTCGACCTTGGTGTATGCGCTGGGCCGCAAGGGGCTGCCGGTGGCCGAGCTGGAAGCGGACACCGACAAGCTGACCCGGGCCCTGGCCGCTGCTGATCTGGTGCGGCAACACCGGGTGCTGCTGCCCCGCAAGGCGGCGTGGCTGGATGAGTGGCTAGACGAGCATGCGGACTTCCCGAACGGCCGCTTCGATGACCAGGTGGACGTGATGGCCTACGCCGCGCGGGTGGCGTTGACCCGTTGGCTGGCGCCGCAGACTGCGGCCGAGGAGCAAGCCGCCCGCCCGGTGCGTGACCCGAACGACGTGGACCTGATGACCGCCGCATGGTGAAGCGCCCGGCCCGGCATGCAGAAGCCCGGCGGACTGTAGTCTGCCGGGCTTCACGGCGGACTCTATACCGCCCCGTTCCACGTGCTCCATACACCAGGCGCAGTGCCACCGGAATCGAACCGGTCCTGCGAAACGCTCGCAGCCAGTTTACTCGCCATGTCGTTCGACCGAAAGGGGGCCGGCCACTGTGACCGCTTCCCTTGCCGGCTACATGGATGACTCGGTCGGGCTGGACACGTTCGGCGCCCTGGTTGACCTGCTGATCGAGCAGGTGCCGGAGCTGCAGCATCCGCAGTCGGTGTGGGTGTATGCGCGGATGCAGCACGAGCCGCAGCTCGGGGCGGTCCTGCGCGCCTACCGGCTGGCGATGCGGCGGGCGAATTGGGCGGTGAACGGCGCCGGCTGCCGGGATGAGGTGACGGCCCGGGTCGCCGACGACCTGGGGCTGCCGGTCGCCGGGCTGGACGAGGAGCCGACCGGGGCGCGGCGGCGTAAGTTCACCTGGGCCGAGCATCTGCGGGTCGCGTCGTCGCTGAAGCTGGTGTACGGGCATGCGCCGTTCGCGCAGCAGTGGGACGAGCAGGCCGGCGGGTGGCGGCTGGGGATGGTGCAGGAGCGGATGCCGCACACCATCGCCGGGCTGAAGCTGAACCCGGACGGCACGCTGAAAGGCGCCTACCAGGGCGGCCTGCTGGGGCAGCCCAGCAACATGCTGATCACCACCGCCGATCACCAGCTGGTCTGGTACGCCCACGAGCGGCTCGGCTCCAACTATTACGGCCAGTCGCTGCTGCGGGACTGCTACGGGCCGTGGCTGATCAAGAACGAGATGCTGCGGGTCCACGCCACCAGCATCAAGCGGTTCGGGATGGGCGTGCCGCAGGTCAACGCACCCGCCGGCGCGGTCCCGACCCAGGTCGCCGAGGCGGAGCGGCTGGCCCGCACCTACAAGGCCGGCAACACCGCCGGGGTGGGGCTGCCGGCCGGGTTCTCGATGGAGCTGAAGGGCATGACCGGCAGCGTCCCGGATGCGCTGGCGTTCGTCACCTACCTGGACCGGCTGATGACCCGCACCACCCTCACCTCGATTCTGGATATGGCCGTCGCGGAGCGGGGTAACCGGTCGCTCGGTGAGACGGTGATGGACCTGATGGTGTACGCGCAGCAGGCCGAGGCCGACGACCTCGCCGGCGAGGCCACCACCCAGATCGTGGTGCCGCTGGTCGACGCGAACTGGAGCGAGGACGAACCCGCCCCGGTCATCGAGTGCACCGGGGTCGGCGCCGACGTCGAGCTCACCGCGCAAGACCTGAACTGGCTGCTCGAGTACGGCGGTATCCGGCCGGACACGCCGGCCCGCGCCTGGATCCGGGAGCGGTACGGCCTGCCCGATGAGGACCCGAACGACCCGGTGTTCCAGCAGCCGGACCCTTCGACACCACCGCCTGGAGGCACCCCGTGACCGCAGCTGCGCCGCAGTTCCGCTACCGCGGTTCGGTCGAGCCGTCGGCGGCCGTGTCCCGGCCGGTCACGGTGCGCCGCATGGCCGCCAGCGAAGGCAGCAACGGCACGCCAGCCGGCGGTTCTGCGGCGACGGTGGACATCTTCGACGTGATCGACTCGTGGGGCGGATGGTTCGGCATCTCCGCCGGCGAGGTGGACGCCGCGCTCGCGCAGGCCGGGGACGTGGACACCTTGTACGTGCGGATCAACTCCCCCGGCGGTGAGGCGCTCGAAGGCGTGGCGATCGGCAACCTGCTCCGGGCTCACAAGGCGACCGTGCACGTCACTGTGTATGGCCTGGCCGCGTCGGCGGCGTCGGCGGTGGCGATGGCCGGCGACACGATCGCGGCCGGCCCGGGCAGCATGATGATGATCCACGACGCCTCGAACATCGCCTGGGGCGACGCGGCCGAGCTGCGGGCCGAGGCCGCGATCCTGGACACGCTCAGTGACGGCTACGCGGCGCTGTACGCGGCGAAGGCCGGCGGCACCGCGGCCGAGTGGCGGGCCAGGATGCAGGCGACCACCTGGTACACCGCTGAGCAGGCCGTGGCCGCTGGGCTGGCGGATCGGGTCGGGCTGGACCCGGCGCCGGCCGTGACCGCGCCGGAGACCGACCTGGACGAGGAGCTGGCCGAGCTGGTCGAGGCCGTGGGCGCGCAGGACAACGCCCGCGCCGCCCGCGCCGTGGCCCGCGCCGCCCGCCGGTTCGACCTGGCGATGCTCCCGAACGCCCCGGCCGCTTTGCTGGCCACCGAGACCCCGGCTGTCGAGCCGGTTGCCCCATCCACCAACCCCGAGGAGGCCGACCCCATGTCGGACACCCTGCTTGACGGGCTGCGGAAGCAGCTCGGGCTCCCGGACGACGCGGACGAGGCCACCGTGCTCGCCGCGAACGCCGAGGCACTGGCCGAACGGGCCGAACCGGCCGCCGGTGACACCGCTGTGCAGACGGCGCTGGCGGCGCTGGCCGCCGAAGGCAAGGTCGTCGTCTCCCAGACCGTGCTGGACGAGCTCCGCGAGGGAGCGAAGGCCGGCGCGCAGGCCCGGGCCAAGCAGCTGGCCGAGGAACGCGATGAGGCGATCGCGAAGGCGTTCAGCGACGGCAAGATCTCCAAGGACCGGCAGGAGGCGTGGCGGGCGTCCTGGGACAAGGACCCCGAGGGCACCAAGGCCGACCTGGAGTCGCTGCCGGCCCGGTTCCCGGTCGCGAAGGCGCCGGCCGGGTACGCCGGCAGCGAGGACGACGCCGGCGAGGTCATGTCCGAAGCAGAGGCCAAGGCGATCGCCGCGCGAAGCGGCATGGACTACCGGGAGCTGATGACGCCATGAGCGAGTACCAGGCCCTCTACGACGAGGGCGAAGCTGTCACCCTGATCGCCGGCTCGGGTGGTGTGGTCGGCGGGGCGGGTGTGCTCGCCGACGGCACCATGGCCGGTGATGCCGCGGTCGGCGCGGCCGGCATCGCGAAGATCGACGCCGCGTCCGGGCAGCCGTTCGGCATCTACCGCGACGGCATCCACCGGACCACCGCGTCCGGCGCGATCGCGGTCAAGGACCCGCTGTGCTTCGCCGCCGCCGCGACCGTCGGTGGCGTCACCGTGGGCCGGGTGCGGAAGTGGGTGGCCGGCACCGACGCGGTCGCCGCCCGGATCGGGACCGCCTGGTCGGCCGCCGCCGACGGCCAGTCCGTCACCTACGCCCTCTTCGGCGTCTGAGAGCGAGGAGACTCACATGACTATTCCCGTCTACGACGCCCCGAACGTCGGCCTCACCGGCAATGTCGTCTCCGTCGACTGGTACCGGGCCGACCCGCGGCGCATCTACCGCTACCTGCGGACCATCGTGCAGGCCCGGCTGATCAGTGACAAGATGCTCACCGGCCGGGTCAACCTGACCGGCACCGGCTCCGGCATCTACGAGGTGTCCGAAGGCATCTACGCCGTCGACGACCCGCAGGTCATCGCGCCGCTGACCGAGTACCCGATCGTCTCCTCCGGCCGGCCGACGCTGGCGCAGGTGAAGCCGGTCAAGCGCGGCTTCCGTGAGGAGCACTCGGATGAGGCCGCCGCGCACACCACCAGCGTGGTGGTGTTCGAGCGGAAGCTGCGGAAGATGGCCAACTCGCTGGTCCGGCAGCAGGACACGCTGAACCTGTCGGCGATCGCGTCGCTGGTCACCCAGACCCAGGCTGCGACGTCGGGCACCTGGGACGCCGCGAACAAGGCCGGCGACCCGTTCCTGGACGTCGAGCTCGGCGCCGCGCAGATCGACGAGCTGGACATGGGCTACGCGATGGACACCATCGCCTGCCGGCCGTCCACGTTCGCCTACGCCGTCTCCCGCGCGGCGATCATGAACTACCTGCCGCGGGAGACGGCCGGCAACATCATCACCGCCGGCATCAACAACGTCAGGATCGGCAACTACACCTGGTGGAAGACGACGCACATGCCCTCGGGTGTGCAGGCGATCGGGCTGGATTCGACCATGCTCGGGTCGCTGGCCTATGAGGAGATCCCGTCCCAGTCCGGCCCGCGCTGGATCGGCGCGGCCGGTGACGACAACTCCGGCGGTGTGCAGGTCCAGGTCCTCGGCGAGCCGAACGTGGACGGCATCACCACCAAGTCCCGGATCGTGCGGGCGCCGATGGTGCAGGAGCCGAACGCGGCCATCGTCTTCACCGGCATCCGGTCCTAGGAGGGGCTCCAATGAGCGACACCCAGTACATCTGCACCGCGCCGCTGGTCGACGTGATCGTCGGCGCCGACTCGAACGGCGAGGGCGGCAGCCTGCAGCGGGTCCACAAGGGCGGCGGGCTGCCCACCCAGGGGCTGTTCCAGCCGCAGATCGATCACCTGCTCGAGCGGGACATGATCGCCTCGGCCGAGGTGACCGGCGGGCTGGAGCACGCGGTGATCGAGTCGGCCCGCAACGCCGCCGAGGCCCGGCGGCGATCGGATGTTTCGGACCCGGACGACCCGGACGACGTGGATGGTGGCGGGCCGATCCCACCTAAGTCGGCTAGCAAGTCCGACTGGGTTGCTTACGCGGTGAGCCAGCGGCCCGAGGGCACCGACGAGGCCGCTGCGCAGGCCGCAGCCGAGGCGCTCACCAAGGAACAGCTCATCGAGCAGTACGGCAAGCCGGCCAGCTGAACCGTCAGAGGTGGGGCGTCAACACGCGGCCGGCGGCCTCGCATCGGGATTAACTCGCGTGAAGGCCGGGCCGGGGGTTTCCCTATGCCGGCTCCTTTCGGCCCCTGCCAGGGCCCGGCCTGCGCCCCACCCCACTCGTTAGCTAGGAGGCCCGGTGATCGTCTACGCCACCGTCACGGACCTCGCCGGCTGGATCAGTGAACCGCTGCCCGACGACGCGCCGGGATTGCTGCGATCCGCGTCGCTGCTGGTCGCGCAGGCGGTGAACGACAACCCCTACACCGACACCGTCGAGATCACCGACGCGAAGCGGGACGCCACCTGCGCGCAGGTCGCAGCGTGGCTGGCGACCGGGGTCCGGCCGGGCACGGCCGGGATGCGCGACCCCGGCTCGCCGTCGATCAAGGCCGAGTCGATGGGCGATACCCGGTTCGAGTACGACACGGCCGCCGATGACTCCACTCCGCAGCTGCGGCAGCAGGTCGCCGACCTGCTGTGCCCGGAGGCTCGGGCGATCCTGCAGACCGCCGGGGTGCTGTGGCTGCCGGTGCCGCAGTACTCCACCAGCACACCCGGCTGGGACGGCTGGGACTGGCCGGGATGGGCAGACTGGAACCGGCCGGACTGGTGGCGGTGACCGACCCGCTCGCCCGCTGGTGGGTGCATGAGGTGACCGTGCAGACCAAGCTCGGCTCCGGCGGCTACGGCGACAAGCTGGCCGACCCCAGCGAACCGGTGCCATGCAAGATCGACGACACCGTCCGGACGGTTCGGGACGCCGACGGCAACGAAACCGTCTCCTCCGCCACCATCCATACCGATCTGGACCGTGCCGGCCAGTTCCCGCCGGGGTCGCTGGTGACCCTGCCTTGGGATCCGCGGGCGCGGCGGGTGATCGGCGTGCACCGGCTCGACTCCGGTGGCCGGTCCCGGCTCGACCACCTCGAAATCCACCTCGCCTGATCGGAGGCTGGCCGTGGGGCTGGAAGTGAAGATCACCACCACCGCGGGGTTCGCGGTCCAGTCGGCCGCCGCCCGCAGGCGGGCGCTCGTCAGGGCCGGCCGTGCGGTGATCCTGCCGCTGGCCCGCGCCCGGGCGCCCCGCGACACCGGGCTGATGATCGAGAACAGCCACGCCGACCTGGTGGTTGATGAGCGCGGCGAGGCGGTGTCGGTCACCTTCGACGAGGACTACTCGGTATTCGAGGAGCTCGGCGAGCATTACCACCACCCGAACGGCGGCGGCCCGCACTTCCTGGAGGGCGCGCTGCTCGACGGCCACGCAGCGGCCCTGGAGGTGGTCGCCGCGGAGATCAGGGCGGCGCTGGGCGGCGGCCGGTGACCGACAGTCCGTTGACCGATTTCGCCACCGGCGGCGCGGTGCTGCTCGCCGGCGCC